AATATCGTGGATATTTTTCCATTAATATTTGTAATAATGGAAAATTTTCCATATATTTGCATTGTCAAACAAAGATAATAGATATGAAATCAAGCGAATTTCACAAACTCGTCCTAATAAATGGATGGACAGAAGTAAGACAGACCGGCAGCCATAAAATTTACGAAAAAGCCGGCAAGCGAGTGGCAGTCCCCTACCACGGTAGTAAGGAAATGAAAAAGGGGCTTGAAATTAAACTAAAAAAGGAAATGGGGCTATAAGCCCCTTCCTTAAAACAATATACAATTATGGAAACAATAAAGGTAATAGTTGACAGAGCGTCTGACGGCACATATAATGTGTACTGTGAGGACTATCCGAATTTTTTCGGGATGGGAGACTCTATCGATGAGGCTAAGGCTGAAATGCTGGAAGGTATCCGTATCACGAAAGAGGAAATAGGCAAGGAAGATGCTGCGTTTTATCCAGATTGGCTGAATCAGGAGTATAAATTTGAATATAAATTCGATATACAGGGATTACTTGAGTATTACGCAGGCGTGATAACGCCTACTGCTTTAGGCCATTTGGCAGGAATCAACCCTAAGCAGATGTGGAATTATATGCACGGGGTTTCCAAGCCGAGGAGGGCTCAGGTAGAAAAAATACAGACCGCCCTTCATAAATTGGGTAATGAATTGACAATGATTTCTTTCTAGTTCTTGTTTGACACCTTTTACTAAAAAGAAGTTGAGCCGTCCGAAGTTCGGGCGGCTCTTTTATTACATCAGATCAAGTGGTTCTGGCATCTCGATGGATGCTTCGACTATGCATTCTCTTTCTCCTGGAGTGACTACCAGGACAGGAGCTTTATCGACTGTCCCGATGACGGCCAGTGCCCCGTCCGTCAGGACGATACCGACATATTGGCGACGGCCGTTGTACTTAGTAGCATCGGCTCGCATTGTCGCAGCTCTGAAGGAAACTGTCCAGGAAAGGCCGTTATCTCCTAACCTTGATTCCTGATTAATACTCACTTTCCCTGTAGCAATATATTCATCCATTGCCGGAGACTTGACTACCGGCTCACCTCTCAACAGCTGCTCTTCGATAGCACCTTGCGGGATAATGCAGAAGTGATTTGATATTTCTTTCATATAAATCTCCTTATTAAGGCAAATATAGGTTTTCTGCAGCTCAAGGCCAATAAGGCCAGCAGGATCCAGAACCCCTTCATTTTTGTCTGCTGCCACCAGGTCAGCTCTCGAGGGACTTTGACTTCTACAGGGTAAGGCGTAGGAACTTCAATCTCTCTATAGACTATACTGTCCCGATAAATTACCTTGGTTTCGGCAGGAACAGGAACGGATCCTGCCTTGTTGGCCAGCGTATGGTGCAGGGTCCCTGTACTGTCTATGCTTGCATCACTCACGGCATAGTCAGTCTCAAGGTGTGATGACGAATCTCGCGTGGCTGTCTTTAAAGTATGCTCCGGTACCGTAATAGTGACTGTATCTTTGATAAATACAGTCACCACCTTAGTTTCTACCCTCGTGCTGTCTTTGATAGAAGGATTAGGTGATAGCAGTCTTTGAGTCGATCCGCAAGATGCTAACAAAATAGCGATAATTATACCGAAGACGATTTTCATGCTACAAATCAATTATCGAATCCTTACCTTCAAGATGGTCATACCAACCTTGTTCATACCCATGTTCCGCGCCCTTGATGAATGCGTCAACGCAATTTTCATACTCTTTTGTCCCTTTTTCGTTCCAAATTCCGGCATAACGCCTTGCTACTTCTACAATATCATTCATAATCTTATAATTTAATTTTTTCGCCCCGGTAGGCTTTGTTATACAATATCTGACCTCTCTGTTCTCCCTCCAACTTATGGCTGAAATGTACGAATGTAGGATAGATAATCATTTGGTCATATGGCAGCCCCATGTCGTATGCAAGCTGTGCCAGTTCCAGGGGCCTGTTGCATCTTATATCAGCAGCCTCGCCTTTCAGATGCTGGGAGGTTAACTCCCCCTTGACCGCCTTGTTGAGCTCCGGACATCGATAGCCAGAATTCAGAACCATAGGCTCGCCCCACTTGTCTCGTAGCGGCTGTAGAACATTATCAACAAGGGCCTTTATGCTGTCACGCACTGACACTGTTGTGATAACATTGATGATACCATTTTCCGTTGCTATTTCGGAATCTTCAAATTCTCTATAACTAAAATTCTTACTTACTGTTCCCATAATTGCTATTCAAATTCAGGTAATATATACTGTATGTTAGTTGCGGCATTGTGCAGGGTTTCCCTTGTCTCTTCTTCAGACTTGGTCATCGGAGACAGGAACTCACAAAAGATGCTTCCGTTCCAATCGTATTTACCGTCTGACAGTCTCTTGACTACAGCCGCCTGGCAGCCGTACGAAGAGAGCAATGCCTTGGCACACTTATCATCCACCTGCTCGTCAATATCAGTGATGTACATAAATAGATTCTTGACCAAGTCGCTGGAAAACTTCGCCACATCCTTGATAAGCAACTGCTGAACATGAGGTTTCATCATTGATACCCCTTTGCGATCAACCTCATAATAGACCGACAGCATACTCTCATTGCCCAACGGGTGCGGCTGAACTATGTACACCCTGTCTGCCTTGAGCTCGTAGAGGATATTCCACAGCTCGCCATATACAATGCTGGAATTGTCCGCCCTGCGTTTATTTTTTATCTTACTCTCCTGCTGCCACTTTTCAATCTTCAAGTCAGTCATCTTGTTCTTCGTGTATTGATTGTACGAGAACCAGCCTGCGATGATTGCCCCTATTGCGGTTATGATTCCTGCTATATCTGCCATAATCTCCCCTCCAACGATTGATTGTGCTAAAAGAATGCGAGGCATCCCAATACGATGCCCGTCAAATCACATTTGAGGTCTTTGACCTCAAATGTGCCTCTCTTCAGCCATTTGTCCCAAATATATTCTTTAGCCAGTCCTGCAAGCAGAGCCGCAAGAACCGCCACCCACCACGGGCCGAAAATCTGAACTATCAGCACTATCAATACTGATACAATCACGTGCAGCAGTCCGTCTATGCCGGCACGAGCTGCAACCTTACTTAACCATTTCATCCTTTTTTTCTTTAAAAAATTTAACATTTTCCTCCTTGACAATAGCCTCTGAGTACCATTCTCCGTTGCGCGTGTCAATCACTCCTGAAGGGGATGACAGACGCACTTTCCCGTTATTTAATTTTTTGACCTTCATCATTACTTATTACTATTTATTTCTTCGAAGAAAGGTTCGCTATACATTGCTACCTGCTTACAAGGGATAATATTAGCCTGTGCGGTATGTTGCTGTAATGTCCTATAGATTTTGTCGTCATTCTTGCGAGCTCAAGCATTTGTGCCTCCATTACAGGCTTTTCTCCTCGCGGAATAATAGCCTGTAACTCATCATATTCATCGAAATCATCTATCGTTTCTCCATTGAAGATTGTTGCTCGTCGAATAGGCGTTTCGAATCTTGTGTCGCTCTTGCGGTAGATATACTTATTATCTCCTGCAATAATCTCATAGCCTTTTATTTCCATAATCGTAGATTTTATGCTGATACTATACTGATTTGTTTTCCTTGCGCTTTTGTCTTAAGAGACTCAGGAACTCTTGCGTAAGCATCTGCGTGCAGGGTTACTGTGATAGGGCCTGAATTAGCCGCATTAGTAACCAAGTAGCCGAGAGTTGAGTTCTCTGTATCTTCGACAGTTAGAAGCGGGGAATCTGAGAATGAAAGTGATGATTGTAGGTTCTTTATCTTAACATTCTCTAAAGCCTTTGCGTTTGGTGCAAAAGAATCAGTACTTGTGCAATCGTGCATATCAATAATGGATAAGACTTCTCTTAATTTTGGCGTATAATAAAAAAGAGCATCTGCAAATATTGGATATACATCGCCGTTCGAAATCTTTAAAGTGACGAGATTGGGACAGTTGGAGAATGCTCCTTGCATATTCAATCGCGCATACAAATAATTTCCGAGTTGATATTGATACGGTATAGTTGTCTTACCTTTGTATCCGCTTAGCCTATTCCGCCAATCTACACCATTGCTATTTGCAAGATTCCCAAATGAATAGACTTCCGCCATCTCTTCATCAGTCAGCTCTATACCATTAAGCACCCACAAACCCTTTTCTTCATTATATACTGCTCCGGCGGCTTCGTATAATGGACGCAAAGAAGTTCGAGATGAAACAATACCTCCTGCTAATTTACAAAGTCTGATTTGTATAGTAAATCTGTCTTTTCTTGCAGAAAAACATATGTGCATATCTCTATCGCATACATAATGTACGTTAGTATTTTCTTCGGTTGACCCTCTTAGCAAAGTTTCTATAATATTTCCAGTAGAATCTACTTGTGTTATTACAGAGACTCTTGAGGTAGCCCATGTATTACCTGTAATTATATCCCCTTTCCGAACTCTAATAGGGTTTGATATAAAGTAAATTGACTCGGATTCAATTAGTTTATTTTTAAAATTAATAAACTTACCATCGTGAGCCATATCAACAGGAACTTGCTGTGCTTCTCCAGCTCCCACTAAGTCAATAGTATCCCTAACACCAATGTTGGACTGTACTTGTGTCTGCTCTTCTGAAGTAAGTTCTTGCTCTGTCTTCAGCACAGCATCTTTTACAAGTTGATTGTTTTCGTTAATCGCGGATACAAGGTCAGTTTTTGTCTGTGTCTGCTACTGACTGACCTGGAATGCCGAAATTCTCCCATATTACCAAACGGTATTCCCCCAAATGACTCTGTTCGGTCCCATACCACTTGATCTTGATAGCGTTCTTCTCCGTTGTAAAAGGAAGCTCGATTTGGCGAGACGGGAAAGCAGAGTGAATTACTTCGACTTTAATCGCCCTACCAGATAAATCCGTAGGACTACCATTGGTCAGAGTTTTTATGTCTATAGACAAATCCCGCCCAATACGTCTTTTTATAGTCCTCATATATATTGCTATTATTTAATACTATTCTTTATAATCTTACTCAAAACCATATCTTGTTTTGCCCATATTTCTTTTGCTTTAGTCTTACATGATTCTACATAAACATTATAGGCATCAAACTCATTAGATTTAATATCACGCTGCCGCAAGATTGCAAATTCAGCACTGACAGAATATCGCTCTCTAACCATTTTGTCAACAAGGGCATCATAATCAAAATATACAGCCCCCAGCTCTGCTATAAGCTGATTGATTACATCCTTGTTATCATACATATTGTATTCAAGTCTCGATTTACCCATATTTATAATTTTGAATAAGTCAATATCCAATAGGACCCTTCGTATTCAACATATCCTCTACCTTTAAAAGATGTGTCAAATCTATTCGAACTCGACGCAGAAGCCCCAAATTCCCAGATATCCTTACCATTGCCCTGTATGACTAATATACCTGTCGCGTCCTTAACAAACTCATAACGCTGCCCAATTTCAGGATTTTTAGGCAAGTATAATGTCATACTCTTAGTGACTATTATTGTATGATCAAGTGCTGATAAGGTTTCTCCATCGACACCATTTCGGAGCATTGGTCTTGCTCCTCCTATCATACCTGTAGGACAAGCTAAAGCAAAGTTGACAGATGCATTAGACTTATCCGGATTTTCGTGAAACCATGTAGCACCTGTCGCTCCAAGCTGTAGCGCAATATTCTTGATATTAGAAGATCCTTTGCTTACTGAATTTATTACGCAATATGGAGCGCCACGCATAACACTGCCAAATTCAGCTTTCCTCTCTGTTGTTTTTAAGCGATCGCTATAGTATCCTATCATATTCTTATCCAGCAACATTCCTGTGCCGTTGAATGGATTGCCTGCCTGTATTGTCCCGAACCCATTATTGTTTCGTATTGCAAACCCTCCAATATAACAGCCCTCCTCTAAGGTCATGGCTTTCGCAGATATAGTTTGTGCAAACAAATCTTCCACAGCAATCATAGCAGCTGAGATAGCCTTTGCCTTAATGAGTTGAGTATTAATATAACCGTCCTGAATAATAGTCTGGCCACCTTTCAGCGCATCCTCCATTTCAGCCCAGCTGGCATACCCGATTCCCTTTGCTACTTCATTTTTCGCATTGCCTTCAGCATTAGAAGCTATATCTTTTGCATCATCAATCTCCTGCTGCTTTCCAGCCCACTCCGATAGATTAGACAATCCGGATGAGCCTGCACCGAGAGTGATTTCTGCCTGAACATGAAGCTTCTTTCGCTCTTCTCCGTCCTTTTTTTGAAAGGTCATAAAGGTAGCATCAGGATCATCGATATCACGGTCTCCTGTATAACTGTCGCCGTAGCAATATGTCTGAGGCTCACCGGTATCAGCATAATAGACAATACCAGCTATATTCTTGCCTGCAAGGGAATAAGAATTAATTCCGTTGAATACCTCATAAGAAGGAGAGCCGCTGCCGTATGCAGACAGGATCTGCGCGGACTGACGAGTTTTATTGTCACGGTTACCTAACTGGACAATCTCATCTCCGGCCTGAGGAGCTCCGCTACCTTCATCGCAGTCAGTCTTGGATAGTTCTATATAATCTTCTCCGGTAGCAACTACAAGCCTCCAGTAGTACACTGAGCCTGATAGATTGAATGTCTGCCGGATTGCTTGATCTCCTGCCTCGAACTGATTATATACGCGATTTCCGTTACCGTCAGTAGTTTCAAAAAAACACTTGTAGGACGAGGCTGTTTCCTCGACACGTGAACACATCATCGCGGCTGAAGACAGTATCATCCGACCTCCTACGTGTTTCGTCTCCTGCAGCAACAGATGCTGGAAATTAGCAACCTTCCGGACATTCAGGTAATCCACATCCGCTCTGGAACTTCCATCCTGATCTATCAGAACTGCTCCACCTCGCCCCGGCTTTCCAGCTTCATAATGTCCGAATTTGATTCCTTTCAACGCTCCAATGATAACATTGACCATTGTAAGGTCCGTTTCAGACAGATGAATCCATTTTTCGCCATCAAAACAAGCAGGCTTTTTTGCCTCCTCATCATATACAATAGAAGCAACAGGCCTGCCGTCCGGAAGCCTTGGGACATTTTCCAAAGTACAAGACAACAACCTGTTACCGCAGATATCAATATCAGACAAAAATTTCATATCAAATAAATGAAGCCGTTCAAATCACCTTTCCATGTTACTACTACCGTATCTCTATCCTTATAATGGACATCACAGAAAACCATATTCTTATCAGAATCCATCACCGTAACAGATGGATACCTGTCCATTTCATGCACAATAGTCTGAGGACTTGCACCAATTCCGACAGTCATACCTATAGGATCCGCTGTCGCTATAATTTCCCTATGGCCACGAATACTTACAGGTCTGGAATTGTCTGCATACTTGTAGGTAAAACTGAAGCTATGTAAGCTGTCATCATTTCTGGATGAAAGAGATGTTTCTAAAATCACTATGCGCCGGAACTCTCCTCCCTTATAATGATATATCTGTCCGCTGCATACAAGCTCACTCATAGACTCAAGCACCCTCTCTGTCACATAACCGCTATGCTGAGTATAGATATAATCCGCATCGCTTGACACCTGCTCTGCATATCCGGAATAAACCCCCGACCGATGATCCGTCTCCGGCTCAAATACCAAAGCTCCGTCCATGGGAATGTTATCAAAACCGCCATATCGATTTGCGAACATATACTGCTCGAACTGTCCCGGGCAAATCTGATATTGAGGTGATTTGATAACAGTTTCACCACAATCCAACCGGACGTGAAAAGACCCCAGTTTGGCAGCAGGAGAATTATCTACCCTTATCATCCTACTGACAGATCCCAGCCCTGAAGCATCTGTAGTAAGGACTCCTGGAACATTACGCTCTCCTGAAGCACTCACGAAGACAATACCTGAACGGACCATAAAATTATGAAGAGATACCGGCAGCAAATAATCCTGAGGCACTCTCAAAAAATCAAGATCAGATATTCTTGACTTAGAGGTATCGCTCAGACCATTTACCTTGAATGTTCCTTCCTTATCAACAGCCTTCAGCAGAAACTCTTTATATAGATGCACCTGCTTAATCTCCTCATCAGGAAGAGGTATATCCAGCCAGAGAAATTGAGAAACAACATCTCGGATATCCACCTCTACATTACCTTGAAAATCCGGATAAAATTTCTCATTGAGCAAGACCGGGCCGTCAGCACTCTCACCCAGGCGCACATTAACAGGTGTCTGCTGTGCGCCTGAAGACACCTGCAGAACAACAGGACCCATTTCATAAAAATACAGGGTCTTTCCTATAATATCTGTTTCAACTATCATATAACAAATATCACCTGATTACATTGATTGACAAAGGACAAATCAGCCGGCAAAGACTGCCTCAAACCATTCCTCATACTCTACATCTTTTTCAGTCCAGTGTTCCGGTTCTCCCTCGATGCGGGGGTCAAAAATGCCGATGGTGACTGTCCTGTTTCTCAGCTTCGCAATCTGACCTTCTTTAGTAGGTTTGACTGCAGGGGCGTCTGACATTGTATAGTCAGGACCATCACGACTAATCACGAAGTAATCTTCCGATGCCGGATTATACGCTTGTCGAAGAGCCTCCCACTCATTGTTCTCAACAACCCATTTAAATGTCCAGGACTCAAATTCTATCGGTAAATCCTGAATCTTATCATCGTAATCAGGGATAAGTTGCAAAACAGTCTTGCCGCATTGTATGCCAGACGCAGAAACCTCGAATGTAAAAGATTTAATCAAGCACTTCTGTCCTCGTAATAGTTTAGGTCTCATAAGATCCATAGACAAGATCTTTGCAACATCATAATCAAGTTGCAGAGTAACTTCAGGGGCCGAATTTAACAGCAGAAGATTATATGCAGCCCAGCAGCTGGCATACAATCCGTCCGGAGTAAGGGAAGGCACATCTTCCAACACCCCGCCTGAAGATATGCAGGAATAACGGAACCCTGACCGGGAGTATGGCTGAGTGTTGCCGAACCAATAACTCTGAGATCCGTCGAAAAAAGCATAGCAGATCTGAATGGACTGTTCTTCCTCTTCCTTATCAGAGGCTACTGCAGTATTATAATGCAACTTATCTCCTATATAAGGAACAAGTAATTTCTTCTTATAATCAATTTCCGGAACGAATCTGTCATCTGCTGACCGCTTATCTGTTTCCTCCGAATTTTTGCGGTCGTAGATGAAACAATTAGAGCCGGCGAATTTCGATACATACCCTTGAGATTCTCTGTTATATCCTGATATTACATAATACTTTCCAATTTCTTTTCTAAAAATAAAGCCATCAGACCGAGGATTCTCATCAATCCCTATTTCGCGCAATTTCGGATGTAGTATCTTCATCTCCTGCATAGTTTCAGCAGCCGGCTTGGCAGAATCCAATGAAGTATCACACTCAAGTAATACCCGTGACGGTGCAGGATAAGAGACACTGATATTACCACTCAGAATGCCAGTAAGATCTTCATCTATCTTACCTGTCAAAGCTTTTTGGACGAGTATAATGCTGATATCTCCATTATCGACTGTAATTGCCGCGCCAAATTTATCTTTAAGCCAAGATATAAACTCTCCCACAGTACAGGATGGGACCAGATCCTTCAGGGGGATATATACCCCTTTGCACAATGTGTCGGCGCAATTATTCAAGACAACGATTGATGCGAACGGCTCCCCGGTAAAATCATTCCTGACCACCTGGTACCCGCATGCAGAGAATATTCTGTCTATCAGATTATGCAGCACAATAAAGGGAGTAACCCCGTATCCTTCCGGAACTGTCACAGGATTGTTATCAACTGTTATCTCCCGAGATGCATATACGAATCCGGATTCCGTCACTTCATTCAACAGAGTAACCGATCCGTCATCCTTCTTATCAACAGCTACAGGGAAGATTCTCAACCACTCCTCATCACCGGTAATCATCTCCTTTTTATAGCATCTGTCCCACAACACCTTCACCAAATCCGACACTGTTGTACAGCCCTGTAGTTCTATCCTTTTTGCTGCAAATAATTCCTTCAGCTGCATATCCTTAACCTCTGAATACATCTCAGACTCGGAGAATGCCAGGGAAACTGCCACTCCTTCATCATTGACAGTACCCAATACCATTTTGCAGCGACGCTGAAAGACTCCGTGCTGCAGTATTGCCGGAAGAGTCCTGCCCTGACGTACAGCCTTACCAAGCCGCTCCGGATGTCCAAGCAAATCAAGAGTTCCTGCAGAACCAGGAAGAACCGCAGGGACAGAAGCTGTTCCCTCATCGCTAAAAAAAGGATTGTTGACCTCTATTTCGAAAGAAAAATCATCAGGGAGCATAACCTCCCCGGACGATGTAACTAATTTCATAACGACTATTTAAGTGATGTTGTTTTTTTGAAATTCTGACGAAAACGCTGCTTTGCATCCAGATCCGTCAGAGTGACATATGTCTTCACCGGCCGGTTATTAAGATTAAGTATAGCAGACAATATTTTAGAGAACACATCATCTGCAGCTCCGCTTCTGACAGGATATCCCCCTGCATATCCGCCGTCCGCATAGCCGGGAAGAGTATGTCCGGATACCCGGGAACGGCGCTTGGCTTCAATGGAGGCTACCATACTCCTGACATACGGGTCACGGAGTTCAGGCTGAGGAACCACATACTCCCCACGATGGACCACACCTGCCACTTCCAGACGACGGCCGTCGCCGGTATATCCTCCTTCTGAAAATCCGGTAACCTGTGCAGCTCCGGAACCGGCAGCAATAGAAGATCCACCGGCCGAAGAGTTCTTGATTGCATTGCGCTGTGCCACAATCGTCGCTACCTGAGCTGCAGTAGTTGCAGCTATAAGAGCCGTGATGACAGCGGCCATAATAGGGTTGCCACCGGCGGCATTCCAGGCCTGGATACTCGCAAGCGCTCCTGCAGCAACAGCCTTGGCTATCTGTATGCCCATATCGATATCCGCATACTTTTTCTGAATATCCAGCTTCTTTGCCTCATACTCAGCCTCAATCTGCTCTCTTTTCTCTGCGTTGTCACCAGCAGCAGCCAGCTCCTTCTGCTTCCAGGCATCCAACGAGGCATACTCCGCCTCCCTTGCAGATGATATGGCTGACCCTATACCGTCAAGAATCTGATTGGCAGTGCCAAGAGCATCCTCCCAGCCTTCTGTCTCTATCTTTCCTATCTCCTGAGCATGCCGCCTGGTAAGCTCTGCCTTTCTTGCGAGGAACTCCTCTTCAGAAATCAGCTTCAACCGATGAAGCTTCTCCAGCTCCGTCATGTCTTCATTGAAAGACAAATCTGATTCAGCCCGTCTTGCATCCCTTGTGATATTCCCGGAACGGGCAGAGTCAAATAAGCGATCGAACTCATCCATCTGTTCCTGTGTCAGATCTTCTGACATCTTATCAACCTCTGCCTGCAGGTCGGCCATCATCTTAGTAACAGCCTTCGAATTATCGGCCACCGACTTCTCCAGGTACTTAAGAAAAGAGTCATCAGACTTCTGGAAATCCATATCGAAGCTTTTTTGCAAAGCCAGTCTCTTGTCATATATCTGGCCGTCAATCCCCAAAATATTTTTACCGTGAGCCTTGAGAATAGCCGATTTCTTAGTAAGGAAAGCCAGCTCGAGTGCCGATGACTGCGTCTGATATTCAGCCTGGCTTATCGCCTTGTCCAACAGCTGCTGTTTCAGATTATTCAAATCCCCGGTATAGGCAGACTCTGCCTCCTGAAGTTCCTTTTCCAAAGCCTTTTTCCTATCCTCATCCGCCTCAGATTGGATCTGATTCACCAAAGTTCCGCGTTTTCTGGCCTGAGCCGCTACAGCAGCTTCATAATCCCTGTCTGCTGCCAGTACCTTCTTAGTCGCCTCGACATAACTGTTAACGATATCATCGTTACCCAAGTCATATTGCCGCAGGAATCCTGCAAACTCAATCACTACTGAATCAGTAAACTCAGCAAGTTTCTCCTTAGTTTCATCCAACTGTTTACCGTAATGTTCCCGTTCCCAGGCATCTCTCGTAAGCAGCAAATCATTCTCCAGCTGGGACTGTTGCTTTAATAAGGCATTATACTCCTGTGCTGACTGAATCTGCTTACGATTCAATTCATACTCATCAATTACCGTCTCAAGCTGTTTGGCCTCAAGCCCGGTCCTGGTACTCAATACCGTCAGAGCAGCATCCTTTTCCTGTTGGGCAATACTCCTTTTCATATCAGCAAGTTTCATCTCCAGCCTCAAAATTTCCTCCAGGGCGGCCATCCTCTCATCTGTGCTTTTAGAACGGTCATTAGCTATCGCCTGCTGCTTGTTAATATCTGTCTGTATCTTGATTTCCTGGATTGAAAGACTGTTGTTACGCTCGAAGAGTTCATCCAACATTCCCTGAGCCTCTGCCGCCGCTTCTACAGCATCCTTGATGCTGGCTTTTATCACATTTCTTCCCTGGCCGAAATTAGCAAGAAACTGCTTCCAGCCGGCAGAGACCTTAGCCTGTGTCATAGCCCAGGAATCGCCCCATACCTGCGTCTGTTCCGTCATCTTCTTTAATCCTGATACTAATACTGTAGCCCCGGCTGCTACAGCGCCCAAAATTCCAGGAACGGTTTTCAGATTATCGGTAATTTTCCGGAATGAAAGCATCGGCTCCTTTATACCATTGACGCCAATTCTCAAATCCTTCAGCCTGTCTTCAGTTCTTATCAGTTCCTTATTGTACTTATCCCACAGGGCAGGATTGGCATCCTTGTGCATAGAGTTCAATGCTGACCGCAGCTGTTGAGCGTGTTTCTTCAGCTGATTGACAGACATCTTATTCAAGTCCAGTGCGGAAGAATACGAATTACTCTCCTTTATAGCCTGCTTTAAAGCCTTGTTATAATTCTTCTGCTCCTGCTGCAGACGGCGGAACTCATCGGTATTTTCCTTACCCTCTACGCGCATCTTGGCCATCTGAGTCTCCGTGGATGCAATAGACTTTCTCAGAGACTCACACTGCTCCTCTGCACCCCGCAGCGCCTTTGCAAATTTTTCCTGGTCTTTCGGATCCAGTTCAATCTCCGCCACAAAGCGGACCATTTCATTTTCTACAGCCATTTCCTTGATTTTTAATCAAATTTACGGACGCCGCAGGCATAAAAAAAGGACAGCCGAAGCCGTCCTGATATAATGTATTTTCCTAATAATCACTTGAACAGTGACTGAATCAATGATATAATAAAAGCAACTCCAAAAGGAATCACAATTAGAAATACAGCGACCAATATCGGCACCAATGGATGTATGAGCATCAAGAGGATAAAAACCATCGCACCGATAAAGCAGAGAAGTACTTTTATTCCATTAAACTCTTTCATCGCAATTTTCACTTAAGCAGCCAATTCATTAGGGCTAATATCCCCCAAATGAACAAAAACAACAATCCTCCGAAAAGGAAATAGAAAAAAATAAAATCCGTAGCAATCAGAATCACTACAAACATCCCTATAACGAATATAACTCCTGAAATAATCAATAATTTCTTTGACAATTCACTCATATCACTTTACACTTTTGATGTTTGACTCTATAGCCCTGATCATCTGAGCCGGGATAAGCCTGTTCAGTTTCTTCCATATATCCGACTTCAGGTAGCCATATACATACTTATTATAGATTTGCGAATAATGCTTCTTGCGTACAATCTTTCCGCCGGCAGACCGTCGCTTCTTCATATCCAGGAAACGAATATATACAGGATAATTAACTTCTACTCCGACACCTCCGGTCTCTATCCCTGTCTGAGGCCTTGCAGACAACGCCTTTATAAGATTACCTGTCACGGAATTATAGGATGACGAAGCTATGGAACGCTGATGAGCCAGCAGCTTTTCACCCTGGCTCATCAAATATCCGTTCAATTCGTGTTTAAACTCATCAGTAAGCATATCCTGCATTTTTGCAAAGATAACGAAATTTATTGATTAGCAATCTCTTTATCTTCTCCACTACCGGCCAGATACAATACGATTTCTGCTGCTGTATGGCTTGCTTCATAGATATCCAGGCAGACATCATCCGCAAGCCCGTCGCAGTACTCCAGATCCTTACCTTTCAACGATGAAACGATTTTGCCTATCCTCATACCCATCTGCTGGAGAATGACTATGGCCTCCAGCAACTGGCGTACCTCTCTGTCCCTATTCATTTAGAAGCCTCCAATTTTGTAGCCAAGTGTTCGGCAGCCCGCTGGATACAGATAGAAGAATACCCATCTATATCGCCTTTCAGATCGTCAATCCGGTCAGTTATACTTTCAGCGTAAAGCTTCAGATCTGGATGCTGTGCCGGCGGTAATCCCTCATATAGACTCTCGATATTACGGATGAGACTACGGATATCGGCTTTTATCAATCTACTTTGATACATCATATCGTAAAAAACAGAATAATCCTTTTCTTCCATCACTCACCCTCCTCTTCTTTAGAAATCTTACCTGCGGTCTCCTTAACGGCCGCCGAAAGCAGCTCCATCATACACCTCTCCGCATCCTCCAGCTGGATAGACAGAAGATTATACATCGACCTGATATCGTCCGAAGACTCAAGTCCTAAATTCTTATAGCCTATTCTCGATAAAACTTTTATCCTCTCCAGCAGTTTGGAAGCACCGTTGAATGAATTGAGAGCCTTGTTGAACTGAATGAATGTTGTGTTTTCCATATCGTCAGACCTCCTCTTATTAAGATGCCATTGAAGCAGAGTTAGACTTTTTCCCGAGCCTGGGAGACCGGTTTTCAGCGATTGCAGCCTTGGTCATGTCGGTGACCTCCGACATCAGCATACGGTGATCAAGGAGAGACTTCTGCTGATGGATAAGGCGGTTGGCCACAATATAGAGGTCCTGGAGTTCCTTTGCAAATTCAGGATCAAATGGGATGACTCCATCGTCGTTAGCAGCAGCAACGATTTCAAGAAGGCCGATCTGCTCGGCTGAAGACTCTATCATCTGATCAATGATGGTCTGTGTTCTTTCGTAAGCTTCATCTGAAAAGCTTGTCGTGTTGGTATTTCTTAGCATAATACAGTGTATTTAATGACAAAAGCCCTGCACTTAGGTGGGCTAAGAAATACCAACATCATCTGCCGTTATTTGCCTCCAAGTTTCCCGGGAAGCGACCACCGTATGCAGGGCAATTATCTATATTTTTCTCTGGAAATACACTTTCCGGCAGAAAGATAAAGACTGATATATGATATTTCTTAGCGACAGCAAAGGTAAGGAGAAAATCTGAAAAAGCAAGAATTTTTGTAAATTTGTCGAAAACACCGGATATCTCGGAGTGGCCATTACCTCTGCAGCTCCTCAGCCGGCACTGATGATCACGGCCGGATATGAGCTGCTGTCTGCCTTTGCCATCATATCAGGGGCAATCCTACTGGCCGCCCTTTGGATTTGGCTTTGATGGTGATTAATAAAAGAACTATAACAGATGTACGGAAAGAAACAGCCACAACAGCCGCCATTACCAGCTCGGCCTGCTATTCCTCCTCGATGGACTCCTACTCCCGACAGCGAAGGTCGTCCTCTAAGGAAACAATAATTTAAAAATCAGAAGCAGGAAAACTGACGATATAAGACCAATAACAAGAACATATAGTGCACATCGATACATTTTAACCTCGTGTGCTTGTTCTTTCTTATTCTCCATAATACGAAATTGGATTTCTGATAAAGCATAACCAAGAAGACACTTCTTCTTGTCAACTTCTATATTCTCCTTTAAATATTCCACTATGGTAGGGAAAAAGAAATGAGATGGAGAATCACCTGGTGGATATACTGTTCGCTTATACATCGAACCATATATCAGGATAAATGCTGCTGTTCCACATACAGTTAAGCCATATCCAGAGAGCAAGAGTAAAGATATTTCTGGCGAATCAGACATTATTTCTACTACAAAAAAACCTAAAAGAGCCACTATCGCTGCGATAATCCATCCCAAAACAGTAATGCACCTCTTCCTTATCCGCTCTATTATAGTCACCTGATTCTGAAGACATAGATTTCCCATTTCAACTCCAGAGGTTACACTATCAGAATCCAATCCATCGATAAGATCCAAATCAAAAGGAACATCCTTAAAAAAATTGTCCATAGCAAAAGATTTTTACAAAGTTAACTTTTTACACAGCATCGATAGCGCGGATCTCAAATTCCATACTCCACCCGATAGAATTGGCAAGCGGTCTGGCCACAATAGGCTGCACACTGGTCGGAAACTCCATCCAGAACACCGCCGACTCATCGAAATCATCTCTCATCTTCCTCCTGATAGCCGAAATGGCATCCAAAGCCCTGTCCTGAGCAAGCATCTCGGTAGCCTGATCATGGTCCTCCGGCGTAGGAACAGCCACAGTGACAGACATCCTGAAACGGTCAGTCTTGACATCCACTGAATTGACAGAACTTGTAATAGTCGAGTAATCAACGAACAGAAACATCCCCTGCAGGGACGATACCCGCCGCTGGACAGCTGTTATATCAATACCGAAAACAAAGTCCTTTATATCCGGATTGCGGAACGTATCCGCCAGATCCAGTGTTTCATTCTTCAGAGCTTCATAATCAAGACCGGAGGATAACACAAAAAATCTTTCCACAGCTTTTGCTGAGGCAAACTGCGAAAAATACAAAAAGGCTTTTTTCAATAATGACATATCATTCAGGTATTTCTGTTGTAATATATGGGATAATACATTCTACAGGAAGATTCATCTTTTCGGCAATCTCCCCGGCACCAAGCCCTGCACTCCGGAGGGAAAGAATCCCGTCAATATTGAGCTGCACTAAGGCCGCAAGATAGGTGAACAGGTCCAGTTCCTTGATTTCCTGCAGAGTTCCATAACCTGACTTGGAGAGTGAAAACATCGAAGAGGACAGACCGAGGGGGCTTGAAGCTCCGGCTGCAGGACGGGATGACGGAGTAAATATCAGTCGGAAATCAGGAATCTTCTTAATCCAGTCCAGGATTCCCCTCAAATTATAATAGACAGCGACCTTCATAGCCCGTGACACCTTTGACACTCCGGGATACAGAGTGTCGAAAAGAGCGTTCAGGACAGTGTCTGACCGGCTGCTGCCATACAGTTCCAGCAGTTCCAGCAGTTCAACATATTGTTCAGCCTTGATAGAACAGTCCACATAACCGTCATCTGTGACGAAAAATGTATATGGAACCCTGCCTTTCACCTTGGTAAGGAGATTCTGCTTCAGAAGTATATTGACCGATGCAGTGCGGCTGCCATCCTCATTTTCGCGAATCCGATATGGAAAAGTCAGATATCCGTTCAGCCTATATAGGTTTTCTCCCATCGCCTCTGTAAATGTACCACACTTTGATACATTCATCCCTAACAGTGCAGATGAGATTCCGATCTGAAAAGACTGGAAATCGATAACTCCCGTTTCAAATAATTCAAAGCAGGAACATAGCCGGATAAAGACCTGGGCATTATCCGGCGATATCTCATCCCACCCCATAGGCAGACGGCAGGAAGTCTTGTCAGTAAAGCGAAGTGTTATCATAGCATCGTATAATGTTTGTTCTCCTCTTTATTCAGGTTGTTCTGTATAGCCATAGATCCGGAGGAAGCCTTCAGGATAGTCTCGATAGAGGCGTTCCAGCTTTCGACTTCAGCCATCAGCTGTGCGTATAAACGATCCCGAGACTGCATCGAAGTGCCCTTGGTGTATTCGTGATTAAAGTCATAGCGTATCGAGCGGGGAAGTTCTGTAACGTCGAACTGCATCACGGCTTTGGCCATCACCTGATAACATAGGGAGCGCTTCGCGAGATCCAGAACTCTCTCATCCTTACTATCGCGTATTACAGGAAGAATCTTTTGCGACCACACTGTGCGGATAATGTATTGCACTTTTGAGAAAAAGAAAGCACTGTTATCTATGCCATAATAGTAGTCAAATTCTGCAGCAGAGCGCACCGGCAGAGACTGTCTTTCCTTATATGCCTTGGATTCTGCATAACAGCTCTCCCCTTCAGGCGTTTTCCACTTCACCTCCTGAGCATGCTCATCCAGCCACTCCAGCAGCCAGTCCATAGCCTGCCAGAAAGCATCTATATGGTGTCTGCGTATTTCCTCATACTGATACTTGTACAGGGATGCTTCAGAGCCGTTTTTCTTCACAGCTGCAAATATGGCATATCGATATACGGCCCCGGATGCAAGGGCTGTCTTCAGATGCTCGTGACCTTCGGAAAGGGTATCCGATACAGGAGCATCGCTAAGAACACCATACACTTCAGGGGTCACAAGCCGGCTTATTTCCTTGGCCGTAGCTCTTACTGAAGGCCCCAGCTGGCTGAAGGTAGTATCCGGCATAAACCCGTCAACATAGGATGTGAAATCACTCAGATCCTTGAAAATTTCAATAGAAGTCATCATAGCTGTGTCTGATTGGATAGTCTGTCGGCCGGTGATACATTTTCCTGCCTCTGTACAGTAGGTCTGTAAAATCCGATACGGATTCCGGACCGATATTCTTCCGGAAAATTGAGCTTCAGGGCATAGTTGATATCAGTGCAGATGATACTTTCAGGAAGGGCCTGCTGTGTCAGATAGACCAGATAATTATAATAAGTATCAGAACCGGACTTGGAGACCACTCCGTCTGAAGATATGTTGGAAATCGAAGAGTCGATGCCTTTGGCCGAGAGAAGCACCATATCAGCGCGCTTGTCGTATGTGATGAGCGCCTCTATATACTCTTTGTATTTCTGCGATATTTCCTCAATCTTCCAGGTCTCCAGGTCGCCGTTCTGATTCAGAAGGGATCTTGTAGCATAGACCTTGCCCTGATTCTTTCCTCGTCCTGCAAGGAAGTTGGTAAGATTGGTAAGTTCAGCCTGTACAAGTTCGTTGAGCAGTGATGAAGAATAAGTCTCCCCTATCTCTATTTTTTTTGCTCCTACAGTAACAGAGACATACTCGCTGGCCGGCTTACCCTCTGCCTTCAGCCTGGCATTGACATCACACAGCTGCTGCAGCTCGTCCTCCTTGAGCTTAAGCCAGGCATTTGGGATTATGACATGATGCCGCGCTGAAAGGGAGTTCTCCAGATAAGAGTTAATATACTCCGGAGTAGCGTTACATCCTTTTATCCAGTCTTTGATACCGGTAAAAAACACATTAGTAGCATAGACTGTTTCTCCATAATTAGGGTTCTTGGCATAACTTACCACGCTGTTTCTTGATAACGGAGCCTTATAATTAATTCGCGGATAGACTTTATATTCATCCGTATCTGACGATTTTTCCCTCGGTCCTACCATTACCAGTTCCAGATCCCTGTCTTCTACCTCTGATTTTCGGGATATATCTTTCACCGTACCCATCCGGCAGCGCACCTCATCGATATGCTCAAGCCCTACCACCGGCAGGAACCCGGGCAACTTCATTCCAAAACCGCGACTGAGATGCCACTTGGAAAAAATCCCCTCACTGTAATAATAAGATCTGATACATTTGTTCAGATATGTCTCGTATGTATCCGGCAACCCGGCTTCTCTCCAGGAATCAAGCCACCGCTCTATCTTCTCGTTCTTCAGGTATTGCCTGACGATTATCCCGTCCTCATTGACTGTGCTGGTATATAGCTGCGGGCCGTTACCGTACAGGATTGATATCTGCTTCTCAATAAGGGATGGTAGCAAACGGTTCCCCCTGATAAGCACCTTGCAGGTATTCGGTTCAAGATTATCAGCACCGAACGGCCAGATAAAATATCTGCCAATCTTACGCGGTGACACCCGCTCTGAATCTGCCGGAGAAACAAAATCTCCTGACAATCCAGCAGCCCTTATTGGGGTTTCTCCTACCTGATAAGTGAAAGCATACCCATCACCGGATATGTATCCTATTCTATTCATACCATATCACTCTTTTAAGTTTATACCCATCCGTGGAAAATGCAATATACCGGATCAGTACCCGGTAACAGGCTTTCGGTCTGTCGTCGCCGTCAGAGAAAAGGAAAAAATGTTTGCCATCTATATCAAATTTATCATGTGGCAGCGGCCGCCTGCAGGTGCAGTGTTCACAAGTTTTCAGCCCTACTGTACCCACCGGCTTCTTCCTGCGGCTGAACGGGAAGAAGGAGACGGTAAAATCGCCTCCTGTCTTGCTGACCTGCTCTGCCATTACGATAGCATCTATACCTCTTATCGTTTCCATTGCAATACAAATTTACCGACAGAATCCACGCCCGGAAAGGACAGAGCCTGTCATATTTCCATAAAAATCCCCGTTGTAATACAAGCGGAGAAATCAGCGGCGCCGGGCACTTCTTTCCCGAACGATAATTTTTTGCTACAAATTGCAAGTCATTGATTTGCAATACAAGTTGTCCCGCGGGCAATCTTAACATAAAGTGCCTGAATATGTAGCAATTAAGGCTCATTTCAGCCTGAAAAGTTATTAATTCCCGCAGCTGCGTTGTAATTCTCCGACAGCCCCGGAAAGAACTTCTCATATTTTCCCCAGACAAGATATGTCAGGGCGGACGGTATCTGAGGAGTTAGCCCGGCCTGAAGATCTATCCTGACTTTCTTCTCCGGAGACTTATCCAGTTCCACAGGAGATGACCCGGGGATCTTCTTGCAACAGTACATCGCTGAAACAAGATTAGGACACTCGTTTGCGTCTATTCTGATACGCGGAATATTTCTCTCCGTCTCAGACAGCAGCCGCTTCCAGAGCTTATGATGCTCCCAGTAAAAAATGGTCCTCTGTCCGAGAGACTGAAGCCTTACATTCCAGCCGTATGACTCCAGGGCTGACTTCATTTCCTGAGCATCCGTCTCATTGACCCTCTTCTGATTCTTCTTGTTGCCGGCACGGTCATAGTACAGGTCTATCCTTCTGTTCTTGACAGCCGGGCCAAAGAAGGCATTAAATGCAGCAGCCATCTCAGCGATATCTTCAGGAGGATAAACAAAAAACTCCTTCAGTACCCGAAGAGTATTCCCTTTTTCCTGTGCTGCCACCATCGAGGCAAAGTTGCCCGGGTCATAGCCTATCAGAATCTTATCCATCGGATCGTAATAATTAAGATATCCTGCATCAATCCTGACAGTATCCTTCAGGGTCAGTTTATCAAGAGCCTGGTATCTGTAGCTGTCTGAAAAGGTATGTTTGCTCTCATCCCATAGTTCAAAAAAAAGATTGTCTCTGTTGCGGTCTCCGATAGAACATATCGAGCTAAGGAACTCCGAATCGGATAAGATGTCCCGCTGAGTTTTGAAATAATCAAAACCAAGCACATCTCTGTTTATAAATGTACTTGTCCTGATGTACAGAATGGCAGACTTCCTCATTTCGCTCAGCAGAGGTGACCACTTTGCCAAAGTGTTCTCCGAAAGCCTGGTCTTGACACCGTTCTGAAGATTGACCTGCGCTTTGTTGACATGCAGGGCAAGAGAGAGGATGTCCGTAATAAGCTCCGGATCCATCTTATTCTCATATTCGGTAAACCAGTTCGACTCTCCTATACTGACGCGGCCGATGTCGGATACTCCGGTAATTCCACCATGTAGATGACATTTGTGAGCTTCAGAACCGGCTCCGATTCGGGAGGTTCGTATTGCTGGAATGATCCTGGAGCGGAGTTTCTCTTCGTTAGAATACTTCATCTCCTCAAAAAGACCGTGTACTACCGAAGATCCTGCAATGGAATCAGACCTATCCACAGCAACAGCTCTTAGGACATGACCATTGGCAAAGACGATACACCGCTCAGGTTCTAAAATTGGATATCGCGGCTTCTGAAAGTGGTGTGGCAGGTCTTTCTCACCGACGACAAAATCAAAACCTTCCTGCAGCATAGGTCTTGAAGTTCCATCCGGCATTTTGATTCCCTGACGGTATGCACTCAGCAGAACAGGAATGACATTGGTCATCAATGCTACGAAAGAGTTGTGCGATATGATAGAAGTCTCACGAGGCATCAGGGATGCGACTCTCAAAGACCTCGGTGCAGTTATTCCGGTAGTCTTTCCCGTACCTCGTCCCATCGCTCCTATGAGTTTGTTCGGGTCAACGGCATTGGCCAATGCCTGGACCTTATTCATATAAAGGTCAATGGTATCAGATGCCATACTCTTCCTCCTCTATTTTAATAGGTTCTACCGTCTGAATACCTGCCTCGAGCAACAGTCTTTCCTTCTCCGCATCAGTTGTTTCAAGTGACATTATCATCTCCCTGTATTTCCTGTCTTCCGCCCTCTTGGCTATGTCCGCAAGTTTTTTCGACTCATAACCCAAATCCTCCGGTTTTACATTCACATTGATAAGGAAGACCGGAGCCTGCCAGTTATATGACTCGGATTCCCTCACAAGTGTCCTCAGCTCGTGAGCCTTGACCATACATTTGTAGGCTACATCATACTTGTCCGCTGCTATGGCCAGGGTCTTGAGGTCTTCCAGCTGGTCGGCATATACCATATCCCACGACTTTGCAGAAGATGTGTCGTCGAAGTAGTAATAGTCCAGGGCATCGTAATAGATGCCTCTGGCCTGAGCAATCGAGAGCTGCGGCCACTCTCTCCTAAGCTGGTCAATACACTTGCGCACCGACAGCCTGTTCCCATGCATAAGCCTGGCTACGGAGTCCAGCTGCAGTATGTATTCCTGCATATTTTCCGGAATGACACCGGACTGCCGAGTCTTCAGGAACGATTGCAATGCATCTATGCTGTATTTCTGCAGCACTTCAAGTCTTGATTTATTCATATTCCGAACAATTCTTTTTTTAGCGATTCCACTTTCTTAACATATTCTAACTTGTAGGCAAGATCAAGAGCTTTCGGATCACCGGAAAGAGCTGCCGAGCTGAGAGCTGCAGCCAGGTCGTCTTCGTGGTTACTACGACTTTTCCAGTATTCTTTACACAAAGGATGCTCTATGTCTGTTATATCGCGCAAGAATTTGCGCCGCTCCTCCCCGATAAGGTTCATCCTTTCCGCTATCTGCTCAGGATAAAGACCGAGAACAGCATAATCTTTCATCTTTGAAATAAACTCCGGAAGATATCCTGTCATACAGTTCTGGATTTAATAAATTCATCAAACACTTCTTCATACAAGGCAAGTATAATTTTGAATCTCTCAAGATTGGCTCCCGCTCGCTGACGGACTTCTGCACTTGCCTTTTTACCATTGATTTGAGACGAATATCTCTTGATATTCATTTCTACATTCATCCTTTCCTCAAAATATCTGTTAGGATCATTAAGCATCAGTTCCTTAATGCGAGTCCGCTCATCCTTTTGGCTGATAAACGGATGTTTGGAAAGGAACTCTCCGGTCTTATTGAATGACCTGAGCTCGGAAAAACATAGTTCCAGGCGTATTGACTTGGAAACAATAGATTCAAGAACTGTTGCATCCAGCTCATTCGCTCCCTCTGTATCTCTTTCGATTTGCCTGAGTTCCTGATGAAGATTGATTCTGTCTGAATATATAGAGTCTGCTATTCTTACCTGAGGATTATCCATAGAACGCCAGGCGATATCAGGATATTCTTCAAATTTAGAAGCCTTCCTGTGTATATTTTCTTGAGTCTCCGGTTTAGAAGTCTCTGAAGATGGACGAGCCTTATGATTCAGAAGCCCTGACAACTCTTCAGCCGTATAGATACCGAGCAGTTCATACACCAGAGACACGGCCAGTTCCTGACGATCAAGCATTCTTCTGCCCGCTGCAGGATGCTTCAGATTACGCAGAAGATGGCGATACTCTTCTATTTGCCTGGAATCAGCTATTTCCTTGCTTTTTTCTCTCTTTTGCTGAAAAGTGTACATAACTCATATCAAAAGAGAGCCGGCACAATGGCGGCTCTCAAACACATAATAACCAAAACACAAAAAACTAAGCATCAGAAGCCGGAGTAGTCACCTCGCCCAGATATTCGAGCGGCTGGAAGAAACTCTCGTTTGAAAAAGTCACATCAGTAGATGTGTTCTCTCCATTCTTCCTGCGCGTAAATGCTGACAAGAACATCGGACTGTAAGGACGTCCGTAGATTGTTTTCTTCCTGGTGAAACGATCTATGGTTACGACAAAAACAGGACAGCCTACCCTGCTTTCGATGAAATTGTCGATGGCAACACTCTCACCTCCGATGGTCCCGGTCAGAGAATTGTTTACTGTTGAAGTAACATCGCCCTGACTTCCCTCTGAAGTAGATCCTGCCGTATATTTGGCAAAATTGATTTCCTTCCAACCATTTGCCGAACTTTTGAGAGTGATGGCAGCCATGCTCCTTGCTGAATCAGACTCTGTGATTTCCGGCAACTTAGAATAATCAACATCCGCCTCATCCAAAACGTATATTTTGCTGGAGATTCTCTTTCCCTGCGATTCAAAATCGCTGACCGGAGGGATATCAGTAAGTTTTTTTAACATACTAAATCATTTTAAGGGGCAGAAGCATCTGCCCCGATTTGAAATAAATAATATGACTTATTCTCCACGGGCAACTTCGTGGAACTTGCTGTCAGACTTGTCGTAGTACACCTTGATGTATGCTCCGACCTTTGTCGGGTTCCATGCAGACGAGATCTCTGAGAACTTGCCGGACTTGTCAATGCCGGTAGCATTGGTGGTAGAACCACATTCGATGCGATAGATTACTCCTTCTGAAGCATTGGTAATGTCCGTCAGCTTCTTTGTAGAGGTATTAGCACCTGTAGTGAAGATGATTCCCTCTTTCGCATTGGCCGTTGTAGCATCTGCCTTGAGTGCAACTGCAGGCCAGTTCATGAAGACCATCTGTTCCTTACAATCTGCCGCCTTCAGTTCAGCAAGGTCTTTCTTCTTGACACCTGCAAAGCAGACTCCTGCTCCTTCCATCCAGTAACTGTAAGCAATCACCTCTTCAAGGTCTCTCTGGAAATTCATCTTGAACTCCTCACCTGGCACATTCTCAAGAAGAACGATATTGTCATCCACTGTAGCAAAGATGAACTTGAGACTACCCATACAAGGTACCCAACGGATAGGAATCTCATAATCCGGCACTTTATCCACTACCCCAGTGTAGTTAGTATCTGTGCCGTATTTGGCCCTGTACCAGGCCTTGAACCAAGGACGATGCTTTTCATTGACATACAGAGCATACTGATGTATGAACTCGGTTTTTTCGGAAAGCGTCTCGGCGAAGAATGTCAGCACATCTCCGATATCCGCCTGACTGTATGTCGCCAGCTGGGCATCAAGGAACGGAAGCACTTTCTTCTCGTCATAGAGCCCCATCAGTCTATGAATAACACCTGTCGATGCAAACATAGTATTCCCGGCTACATTTTTCTTAGGCTCTACGCGATATCCCATAATAGCCCTGCGGATGCGCTCGTTGCTTATCTGCTTCGCCATTTCCAGGATAATCCACTCGATGAGACTCCACTTGATAGGATCTGAACCGGACTTGTTGAGATAGTTCAGGTAAGAGCGCTCAATCGCTGACATGTCTTCAAACTGAAGCTTTGCCATCGCCTTGTCAACATATCCTTTTTCAGGCTGGAAGTTGATATCACCCTTGAAGACGCGCCCTGCCTGGTAAGCCTGTGACACCTCAGTAAAGAGAACATTGGTAATGAGGGTACCTGACTGGATGTTCGAAATCTTCGAGAACAGGCCGTTCAGGTTAGGAAGAGACTGAAGTCGTGAGATAAGGGCATCCTGACGCACTGACAATGCTCTCGTACCGATTTCTGTATCAGAAGTAAGAGCAGAGTAGTCAACTGTACCCTTGATAACATCCTGAAGGGTACCGTTCGCAATGTGCATATTCAGCCTTGCACACAGCGACTCTGTATAATCATTGACTGCAGAGCGGAAAAGAGCTGCATCCTCAGAGGTAGGAGTTCCGGAGGATGCACGATTGATGGCGATACGGTTGTATCGTCTCGTAGCCTCGAAAAGAGGATGCTGTACGCCGAATGCATACCTTGCAGTGTGTGGACCATAAGCCCTGACAGGAGCCTCGACACGGTCTTCAGGAGTATCTCCCTGAGATGCAGATCCAAGTGCTGCCACTGTCGCCTGAAGGTTTCTGACAGCCTCAAGAATCTGGGCTGAAGAATCAGTCTCCTGTGCAGAAGACTCTGTACCGAGTAGCTCTGCAAGCTCTCCGAAAACCCTGCTCTGCTCCGCATACCTCTCCTCTCTTGCCTGTTCTGCCTGGTAAGCTTCGAAGTCGGACTGGAAAGAATCAGCACCATAGGCCTCCTCATAAGCCTTAATCAGTGCTGACTGATCCTCTGCCGACAATTCTTTTTTCTGGAATCTGTCGGTAAGTTCCAATTTGGCCACAATGGCCATCAAGTTCTGAAAAAATCTTCTCATTGTTCAAACGGTATTTTATTAATGTCTATTTGTCGAGACTGCTTCTTTGACACCACCTTGGCTATGTCGGAAATCAGGTCCTCAAGAGTCTTTTGTCCGTCCACAAGCCCTGCGGCAACTGCCTCTTCAGTATAATAAGTCTCACCTTCCAGGGCTGCCTCCGAAGCTGAAGGGCGGGCAGATTTAACATCATTGATAAAAGCTTCAGCAAGCGGATCCAGATAAGTTTTCACAAACTCTTCTCCTTCGCCTTTTTCGGCATCGTTGAAAATCTTGTTCTTGCGCGGTGAGTAACTGCTGTAGTATTCATGCTCCTTGATACCCCACTTTTCCAGCATCCCGGCATCATCATATAACACAGCCATGACTCCGATACAGCCGGCCGATGAGAAAATGGAGCTTGAATAAATCTTGTCAGCACCCGCAGCAAGATAGTACCCGGCAGATGCCGCTGTAGTATCAACCAGGGCGTAACACGGCTTTTTCAGCCTTCTGACCACTTCATAAGCCTCATGACAGCCGAATGCTTCTCCCCCACAGCTATCGACATGTATGATATGTGCGGCTATCGATGGATTAGCATCAGCTGCAAGGAGATTATTGATAAACCGTTCCGTTGAAAACCTATAGTATGAACGGTAATATATATTCCCGAAGACAGGATGATAGGCGATGCTGCCTTCCTTTATGTCCTGGCTATAAAACTCATCAGACACTACAGGCAAATCGTCAGAGAGTGCTATATTATCCATATATGACTTATGAGGGTCGAAAGAATCAATCCTCATACTGGACTCGGAAGGAACAGGAACTGTCCCGTAAAAAGCGATTATACTGTTCTTTTTTTCTGGCATTATCCTCTTTTTACACGAAGATACATCAGTGTTTTCGTGCATTAAAGGACAGCCGGAAGGCCCCTTTCTATAGCGATGAGGAAAGAGTCAGCAAAAGTCTTGAAAATGTATAAAAATTAGGTACTAAAACTGTCCGGACTTAGAGAAAAATCAGTCTGAAAATACAGGACATAAAGGGGCGCATATTTTTATAAATCAAAGGTTTCCGCCGACTTCTCCATATTCTCGAACCTCTGCCGATACCGGTACCAGTCCTTTCGCAGCATCTCCACTGTTACCTTCTCCGGCTCGATATGGTAGTCTGACAAGAACTCATCGATAGCCTCTACAATGTCCAGATCCGCATTGTTGTTAAGAGCGCCGGCCATATAGGCGTGAAAAGTCTGTTTGAATCCCTTCATCAGATGTTTTGAAACAGCTCTCTGGCCCTTATCAGAAAGATAATCCCTGTACAGGGTATGCAAATGGACAGTTCTCTGCGAAGGGAAAGAGTATGTTTTCTTCTTACTCTTCAGGAGAGCAATCCTGATACTGTCGCAACTCCCCTCCGGAGATACAGGCATATAATCCGAAGGAATCGTTTCCAGGTGCATCTTTACCAGCCCCCATAGTCGTGATCCCTTTGATGGAGAGATTATATCGCTCCCAGAATTGATAGATACTATGTACTCACGCAGTGCAGGAGATACCTTTACACTTACCAATGCTCTGTCCATTTTACTTTGATTATGTCCCACAAAAATAGATTCTGTCCTGTTTCTCCTGCAGGACAAAAACTACAGTAAGATACAAAAATTCAAGCAGAATTTCAATAGAAGAAAAATAAGACACCTTGTCAAAATCGCCGTTTTTTTAGTACTTTAGAACTGACACGCGTAATGCATTAATTTACAATTAATTACAAAGCAATAATATTAGTACTGAATTAGTGCTGCCTCAGAACCGGGGGCAGTACTAATTTTTTTGCCCTTTAGCACTGTTTCAGCACTGTTTTAGTACTGCCTTAATTCGCTGACATTCCGCAAGTTACACGCCCACAGTTCTAAAGTACTAATTTTTTCCTATTTTTATATAGGTGTTATTTTTTGAAGTAGTAAATAAAATAAATAATATAATATATAAGGCTGATTGTCACTCTCTTGCATCATTTTAGACCTCCCGACAGTTCAGTATTTTTTCTCTTGGAAAGAGGTTGGGGGAGCGGGGAAGGAACAGGAACAGTACTGGTTTTTCAGTACTAATCATCAGTACTAATATCAGAACTGAAGCCTTTCCTCTGTAAAGAAATTATAAAAAAAGGTGTAATTTCGCCCGAAACAGCCTCTTTTACCATCATCAATACCATTAATCCACTACATATTTTCGAGCTTCTGAAAGGCGAAATTACCTATCAAAAAAGGCAGCCCCGAAAGGCTGCCCTAATTGGTGTTAAAGTTCTATTATAGAGAAACCGAACTGAGTTCGGAACCTATCCTATGAATGGCATCAAGAATCTTTCTATCGGTCAGATGCTGACACGCTTATTTTATTAACATAATCCAAAATCCTTAGTGCCTGGGATTTATTGATATTAACAAACCTCAATCTATTCTTCACGAAATCGACCCCTTTTTCTTTTACAAGTCGTCCAAGACACATATTCAGAAAAACAGACGGTAAATCTGATACCTCTGCCATATCCCAAACATATACATCTTCCTGATTATTGCTGGAGTTCATCATATCGAAGATAACTGCTCCAGCGTCCGGGAACTGCCTGCCGGCTAAAGCGTCTTTTATTGATATATTCATAAATTATCCCTCCATAAACAAATTAAAATTATCTAATGTTTCCTCATCCGGAAAATGAGAAAGAGAAATACTGTAAGATAATAGACACCCCTTAAAGTCGAATCCTAAGTCAGTTGCCCTCTCATTTTTATCCGTCATCATCAAAGCTGCAGAATTACTGATAATCCATAGATAATCATCTTCAGTGCATACATTCCTGATATTATCAATCCCCATCCCTGCATTATGTTGCGCTGAATGAACTGTAAAATTAGTTTCTGCAGCTAACATCAGCGCCTTCTTATCATCAATAATCTCGGGATCGTATGCCCGCACCGTATTCGCAACTCCTGTGCCGAAGTCACAGACTGCAACATAAAGGACTTTATTTATTTCATCAAATCTGAGCATTGAAAATGCGTTCCCTCCAGCTGCAGCATGATCCTTTATATTATAATACGCTTCATGAAGACTATTGGTTACAGCACTTAAATCTTTATGATGAAAAAACTTATTCTTCAAATAACCTATGGTTCTTCTTGCGTGATCCTCCATCAACTCAAACTGCACATGCCACAAATTAAGAATCGTATTGTCAAAAGCAACAGTATAGTCCTGCCTTTGCTGCCAGTATGCTCTAAAATTCAAGTCTTCCAGAAAATAATTTCCACAATCCTCTTTTGGTTCAAGTGATACTGTAATTTTCTTTTGGTCCAGGAACTCGACGAGACAAGCCAAAGAGACAATATGCTCTGGGATAAGATCTTCCTTTTTTAAATCTCCAAAAGAAAGGATTATTTTGTCACCCATAGTGCATTCTGTCTCTCTAATTTCAGATATTCTTCTGAGCCATTCAACCCTTTTAAGAGAGTTTATATTTTCTCTGACAATTTTCATATTTGCAAAGAAATAAAAATAATAGCATAAATCAAATATTCCTATCAATCTTCATACTGTTCCGGATGCTTCAGCCGGCTGTGCATGTCATAGTCTTTTTTGACCATCTGCATGATGTTGGCCAGGGCGCTGGAGAGACTGTATCCCTTGGTGGATTTCTGGCGGCGGATAGTCGGACCGGTCATGATCTTGATATAGACGCACCCCTTGGCGCGGCCAGCGTGCTTGATTCGCATCTTGAAGATACCTGGATACTGGGATACAAGAAATCTGGCCGCATCGATAAAGGCCGGATTGGTGACATTTGACATCCCGTATGGGAGTCCGTTGGTGGTGTTGTAATAAGTACGCATAATTACAAGTATATTAACGATAAAAGCCCTGCACTTAGGTGGGCGTACCAACATACAACACCAACTGCCGTAATATTGTCGCCAAGTTTCCCGGGCGAAAACCACCGTATGCAGGGCAATTATCTATATTTCTTCAGGAAAATACACTCTTCCGGCAGAATACAGATACTGATATAATATGTTAGTACGCACCGGCAAAGGTAGGGAAAGAATTTGAATTTGCAAGAAAAAAAGAAAAGGGCAACCTTTCGGTCACCCCGTGCTATCAAAAGACGCTGTCAAACAATCAAGAGATAGCAATCAATTCCTTTCCGACAGTGTGGATGCCATCCAGGATCCTTTTCTGCATTTCCGGGCGAGGTTTTCTATAACCGGAAGCATAATGCGTAAGCTGCTGCTGATTTATACCTGTTACTTTTGCTATGGCAGCCTTTGGTATGAGTTTTTCTACATGGTGCAGAAGCGCTGCTGTAGTCAGATGCCATTCGATATCCAATGCTCCTTCAAACTCCGCAGGTATTGCCTCTCCGTCTTCCCTCATACCTTGGATATGAAATTCCAAAGCCTCAAGCATATTCTTTTTCAACTCATCCAATGTATGCCCGGTAGATACGCAAGCAATATTCTCATTTGCCGGAGCTGCAGCAAAATTATCTGACCAATCGACATTAATTATTATTTTCCCCATATATAATCCTCCTTATACTTTTATCTGCAGGGCGGCTATTTCCACCCTGCCTGCTTCCAAATACTGTTTAACAAAAATTGATCGAGTGTCGCTGACGGCTTTGCATTGACTGTTACCCTACCTTTTTTGACAGGATGCTTAAACTGCCTGTGGCTTCCTTTCTGCGCAACGAGATACCAGCCGTCAGCTTCAAGCATCTTCAGTATCTCATTAACTTTATATCTTCTCATATCCTTGATTGTTTGACAATACAAAGATATAATTTTTTATATCAATATCCAAATATTTTAATCAATCTTCATACTGTTCCGGATGCTTCAGCCGGCTGTGCATGTCATAGTCTTTTTTGACCATTTGCATGATGTTGGCCAGAGCACTGGAGAGACTGTAACCCTTGGTGGATTTCTGACGGCGGAGGGTAGGACCCGTCATGATCTTGATATAGACGCACCCCTTGGCGCGGCCAGCGTGCTTGATTCGCATCTTGAAGATGCCGGGATACTGAGAAACAAGAAATCTGGCCGCATCGATAAAGGCCGGATTGGTGACATTTGACATCCCGTAAGGGAGTCCGTTGGTAGTGTTGTTTACTGGTAGCATAATTACAACATTTTAAATAACAAAAACCCTGCACTTAGGTGGTGCTACCAGTAAACAACATTTCTGCCGATACTCCTCTGGTTTCCCTTCGGTAAAATCCACCATATGCAGGGCAATTATCTATATTTCTTAAGGAAAATACACTCTCCGGCAGAAAATAGACGATATACAATGTTATTTACTGATAGCATCGGCAAAGGTAGGGAAAGAATTTGAATTTGCAAGAAAAAAGCCATCGGATTTCTCCGATGGCCGTGGCCGCTCTCCATTACGGCCGGTGTCAAATAAAACAAATAATCGTAAGAACGAATGATTGTCTGGAGAATTATATTTCTCAGGAAACTTGTATTGACTCCAGTTTCTTGCCTATATCATGTAGCGCAAATGTAAGACGTTCCTTTTCTTCTTTGGTAAATTCCGCAGGTTTACCGTTCACTGAAAGACCGTTCACCCTTTGATACAGCCATACTCGTGACTTATTGAAATAAGTCTTTGCAATAGACGCCAGAGAAATGAACGGAAGAACTGCCTCCAGCTGCTGACGGACAAGGATTGCCTCGCATTCAGCATTCGCTTCCCGCATTTGGGCAAGTGCGATTTCTCCTATGACTTCCGCATCTTCATTGCTGCAAATACGATGCATTTCGTCTCTGACCTGATCACGTTCTTCATCCGTTTGGGCGTTCACATATCTCTTTTGGAGATTATCCATGTATTCTTTTGTAATCATATTGTTTATTTTTAGTCCCCATCGTTTCCGATGGGGCTGTGTCAGTACATTTTTTTCAAGTTTTCTACCAATTTATCGATTTCTTCTTCACAGTATTGAAGAGTACTCCGGACATTGTCTCTGAAATGCAGTTCATTGTAGAGGTCTAAAAAATAAAGCAGCCTCGCCTTCATTTCCTTTCTTTCCTTACTGTCTTTTCTCATAATGATTTGTTTTATTTGACAGTACAAATATAATAATCTTTTGATAATTAACCAAGTTTTTCTGATCAAATCATTAAAAAAGGCAGCCCCGAAAGGCTGCCATGCGCAAATCAAATGGATTGTGTCATTAAAACATTATGATATGCGAGTATTCATAAGTTTCTGCCCCATATCCTGCAGGGCAAAATTCAATTTATCAAGTTCTTCAGGAGTAAACTTGGCCGGCTTGCCATTCACTGTAAGGCCGTTCACTCTCTGATACAGCCACTGCCTGGTCTTGCCGAAATATGTTTTGGCAATATACGCAAGAGAAATGGCTGGAAGCACCTCATTCATCTTATTCCGCACATTGATAGCCTCTATATCAGCTCTTGTTTCCTTTGCCTGTGCCAGGGCTATCTCGGCCACTTCTTCCGGAGATTCTTCGCAGAGTCTGGCCATTTCAGCCTCCAGTTCTTCGCGCTCCTTATCACTCTTGGCATTGATATATCGCTTCTTCAGCGCGTCCATATATTCTTTTGTAATCATAACCTTATATTTTATCCCCCACTCTGAGGTGGGGACTTGTCAAACTTTCTTTTTCAATGCTTCCACGATGCCGTCAATCTCATCTTCGAGCCATTGTACCGTCCTGGAAGCATTCGCTCTCTTGCTCAGTTCCCGGTAAAGGGCAAGGAGGTAGAGCAGCTCCTTTTCTTTCTCCTTAATCTCTTTTGATTTTCTCATATCTTTCTGTTTTAATGACACTACAAAGATAATAACCTTTTGTATATTATGCAAGTTCTTCTGATTAAATCATTAAAAAGGCAGCCCCGAAAGGCTGCCCAGGCGAATCAATCGCAAAAGTGTTAAATCAAACGATACTCAGACTCGCCAATTCTTTGCCAAGAGTGTGTATTCCGTCTTCTATTTTCTTCAGTTGCTTTTCTGATACATAAACATCACCCTTTTTATACTGCCTCATCAGTGCAGGGTTAATTCCTAAATATCTTGCGAAAGCACTTACATTTATCATCGAATAATATTCGAATAAAGACGATAAATCAAACTTAAACTCAGGAACTGCTGTCAACTCTTCCGGAACAGCTATCCCCCGATCCTGAAAACTTGACTGAATTTCCTTTATAGAATTATTGAAATCAGCTCTGGCTTCAGCAACTGAAGCACCACGCCCCAATAATGTAAAATCACTGTCATCCACATTGTATGCAATGTAGCTGCCATCAGTGTCTTTTTCAATCGATACAATAAAGTGTTTCATAGTATTGTTTTGCTTATTATGTTAAAAAGGATTCGGGTCTAAAACCCGATATCCTTCTTCAATCTTTTCATCAAACCCGGCCGGACTTCCTGTGACCAGTGCCGCTCAATCTGGATTGTCTTGCCGGTGGTCTCGTTGTAATATTCATCGTGACGACCTCCGCTTTTGACAAATTTAAAACCATTCTTAATTGCAAGTCTTTTAATCTCGTTCCATTTCATATTATCGTTTGATTTAACACTACAAATATATAACATTTTCGTAATATATACAAATTAATTTTACACTCCGCACGCAAGTCTTATACAACCGACGAATAGAGCTGCAGTAGCAGACACTGCAGCAACTATAGTCACTACATCAATCAGCAGCCTCCACGGGAAAGGATTCTTAAGCCGTGGATTAACAGCAAGATATGAAGATCCTAAATCCGTAAGGACGGCATCTTTTACCTTCCCAGAGAAAACCCCGCCGGTAACCAATCCTTTATTCCTTAAACTAACGAATGCATAAGAATATGTATCAGCACTCATATTTTCAGGATAGTCATATCCTCTTCGCATAGAGAGAAGAACCTGTCTCTCTTCTTTGTTCAAATAAATTCTGTCCATATTATTAGTTATTTTCGGTGTCGATAACGGCGCTTCGGTTCATTCCGTCTTGCCCAGCGCCAGAACTCCTCCTCACTGGAAGGACAGCGTCTGATAAACTGCATATCTTCAGAAAAGACAATATTAATATCTCCTACGACATAGAGATAACAAAGCATCCCGATAGTATCCTCCTCTGTTCCCGGCTGGATAAGCAACGGCTGCCACTCCATAAGAGGCATCCTGTTTACCCAGCTGATAAAAGCAGCCCTACTGGCCAGGATACGGTCTCCGAACTTAGTCCGGAAGCCTTCTACCTGCTCTCTGCCCCGCAGAAGGAAACTATGACGGGATACCTGCTCCATCAGTCTTCAGAATCACTGGCTTCACTCCCGTCGTTCTGCCATATGCTCGGGCAATAATTATCATAGAAATGGGAGTTGCCTACGGTGAAATATTCCACACTGTTGCTCGTATCCTTCAGAATCGGCCGGCCGTCTTTATCCAAATTAAGGTACTTATTATTGACCGGATCGTAGAACTGAGGCTGGAAGAGAAGATCTCTCAGCTGACAATACTTGACCAGCTTCACTTTGAAATTTCTCGGCGAATAGTATGCACGCCTCGACGGGCCTATATACTCAAGCAAGTCAGCATACATAGTCTTTCTCGGTATCCTGGTATTGATACGCTCTGACGAAAAGTATTCATCAGCCCACAGACAGAACTCTTCAGATACATCCTGCAGAAGCTTTCTCTTATCAAGACGATCCATCGGACCAGGCACATATCCATAACGGAAATAAATCTGAATGCATTGGGCAATCAGGTTCCAGAACAGGTTCCACTGTTCAAAGTCCCATTCACTGAAGAATCTGCATTTAAAATCATCTTTAGGCTCATGAGTCGAGCTGTAGAAATCAGAAAAAGCGAGACACCATTGTCGGGCCTCGAAACTTCCTCCGTCACCTGAAACGGCGTGATTTGTCGTGATATATATTTTAGGAGACACGGAAAATGGAAGTGTGAAAGGTGACTGACCTTTCGGGTTCACCGGCCACTCTCCTGTAATAAGACCGAAAAGTGTCTCGAAATCGAAGTCCTTCTGACAGTCGTCTATGAATACCATTTTCGTTTTCTCATCAATTCCATCCCAGATATGAGCATTTGTATTCATAGAAGTGAATGACTTTCCGTTATAGTACTTAACTGATACAGCCTGTTTTATCGCCTCTCCCAGCAAGGATTTACCTGAACGGCCGTTACTTACTCCGACTTCAGACTGTTTGCCGTCCATCCCAATAACGGCCTTCGCGACAGCTTCATCCTTAGCTGCAGCAATTAGATATCCGAATGCTGCAAGTTTGCTTATCAAATGATGTGAGTTCTCAGCTTGTTCTTCTGCCGTAATCTCGTCTTTTCGCCATGTAAAATTAGATGTATTTCTGAGGAACATCAGAAAATCACACTTCTCGCCCGTAGGCGTTATTTTATATGTCCATCTGCCGGCATCCTCGTAGATATTGATAAGAGGCGGAAGTTTCTCCGCCTGAAAATTCTTTTTCTGTGTCTCCCAAATATTGAGATGAAGCTGAGTGTAATCCTGCACGCTGATTCCGTCTGCAGTTATCTGCCATATCTTGTTACCGAAATACAGGCGCTGCTGGTCCCTCGACGGACGGTCAAAAGCCCCCTCGAAGAAATCCAGCATTGTCAGAGAATTGGGTCCAAGATATTGCGCACCTCCTCGATATAGCATTTCCAAAATCGGCTTCTGCAGACAATCCTTCGTAAATGTCCTCATATAGTCTCCAATCTCGTAAGCGCGGACAACCTTGACAATATTATTCTCACTCTGTATGAAGTCATATTCGCCGTTAGGCTTCCTGTATCGGTAGAATCCGCGATGCTCCAGGAAATACTTTGCCCCTACATAGCTGAAGTTATATATTACATCATCTTTTCTTTTCGACACACTCCAGAACTGCTCATCCTGTTCCAGAGGCTGCGCACTCTCCAGCTCTCCTTTCTCATTATAGCGCATCTTCCTTTTACCGAAAGTAAACTCCGGAAGGACTTTAAGGGTGTCAAAGTATTTACCGCAAAAGTCCTGGGCGGACTGAAGCCCCCAGAACTCCTGTATCTTCGAATCAGGTAGAGCTGTTATCTTATGCATTCTCACCCACTCCCCTTCTCCGGATTTTTCGTTCATCGCTCTGACGATATCCTTTAGAAAGCTATCCTCCTTTCCTTTGAGAGTATTCGCTAAGATGTCATCCACTCCTTTGTCTGCAGTCTTGTCTTTTCTGATATGGCCGTAGTACAGTTCGACATAGATATTGTAATTTTTGAGCTTCGCAAAATAGTCCTTGTAATTGCGAACTGCATAAAAGAAATTGCGCGGACGCCTGTCGATAGGATCGTCCACTGTCAGAGTGTGAGCAAGGTCATAGCAGTCAGCATCAAGCATAAAGACAACTGTCTTCACCTGGCACACATCCACGAGCTTTATAATATCCTCCGGCAATGTGCCTTTATACCCTATATTCTGTATTCCTGATACAGCCACGCTCGGAATGCCATGCTTGCAGGCTTTTTCAGCCTTCTTCTCTCCCTCCTGGATATAGAGAGTTGGGATAGCCAACTTCGCCTGGTATTGAGACCTTATGCATTGAGGATAATAAATAAAAGTCGGCGCTCCTGAAGGAGACCGATATTTGATTGCTTTCTTATTTTTGTCGAGGTGTTTGTCTGGATATTGGTACCGTACCCTATAGTAGGTATGTTCTGTGATTTTTCCTTTATCCTCTGTGTAATATTTGACCGGTTTGCCTTCCAGATCGTAATAAAGGATAACAGCATCATCACCTGTGAGGTCAATCTCTCCCCCTTTATCAACAGTTCCCGCCAGGAATGTGCATTTTTTTGCCTTGGCTCCTCCATCCTCAATAACATTTGCTGTCAGATCACTATATGACAGCCCAGACTCCTCCAGCATTCTCTTACAGAAACTCTTCTTGACAGACTTGGCTGAAGGTCTTTCCTTTGGTTTTGGTTCATCGTATTCTACAGGACAATTATAATACGATGCTAACCATTCAATCGCTTCAAGGAAAGACATTTTCTGACCTTTCATCAGGTAATCAATCGGGGACTTTCCGTCCAGATTATTACATCCGAAACATTTGAATAATCTCTTGCCTGGAGTGATGACCAGGCTGTGTTCTGAGTGACAGAGTGGGCAAGCTGCTTTATATGACGCTCCTTCTTTCCGAGGTTGCTCGGAAAACTGGGATATAATAGAAACAAGATCATCGGAGTCCCGACGGGATCTCTCGACAATCTTTTCGATAAATTCTTTTTTAATCAATGGCATATGTTCTCCCCCCCCGATTATTTAGTTCTTTAACAATAGGATTTCAATGTCTGTCTTAACACTCTTCGCGCTAGATAGCGCAACATTGAGCTTATGCAAACGGTGTGACACTATCTCTGAGCGTCTTTCTTCAGGAATTAAAGACAAATCCTGAAGAGAGGTTTCTGTTTGGGATATATAAAAATCCAATGCTTCCTGGATCACCAATAATTGGTTCCTTGATATTTCCATGGCTACTCTGTTTTACGACGGACTGTCCGTTCAACCCTTACAGTTCTTACCCTTGTGGGCCTTACTGCTGACAAATCCGGATTAATTGTCTGTGGTAGGATAATAAATAGGAAAGCGACTGCAATTGCCGTTTCCTTCAGTTTTTTAAAAGGCGAGAGGGAGTCATCCACTCCGCATTTGTGGCAGAACCACCAGGCGGATAACTCCGTCGCCTTGGTCAAGTGTATTTTCGCATATATATTCCTTAGAATATTCTCTATTGTGTGTACGGATACTTCTTTGCCTCCGTACAACTTCTGCAGGAGTCCGGGAACTTCTTTTTTCGCAGCTCCCCATGCGACCAGCTCCGCAACCTGTGTTTCACGCTTGGTAAGAGTATTCCCGCTATTCATCTCCCCAGATGTCAGTGATGCCATACATGGCAAAGATTTTTTCTATTGCTTGAGCTTCGCTAACCTTTGGTTCTATTGCTCCCCTGAGCCGAATGTAAAAACTATTTCTGGCCTGCAAGCCGAGAACCACCATTATGCGATTTCGAACCTCGTCTGATTTGTTTTTTGGAACCTGTACCCATCCCTTTTTGAAAGAAAACCTGTTCATAGTCATTTCTTGCTATTTAGATGTATATTACCTACATATATATTTGTATATCCGTTGCGAATATAGGTATAATATTTCTAAATAAGAAACTATTTTTTTCTTATTTAGAAATTTCATTTCCAAACAGATGACAAGTGATTGATAATCAGTAAGTAATTTTGATAAAGGAGAATATATATATATGGCACTACAAGAGACAATATCGATAAATATTCGTAAATATCTGAATGATAAAGGTTTAAAACAGGCTTTTATCGCACATAATTCTGATTACTCAGAAGGACAAGTCAGCAAAATTCTGAACGGCGATCAAAAGATGTCAATCGAAGACCTTTCTTTATTCGCAAAAGTTCTATCGCTAAGAGAAATTGACTTATTGACTTATCCGGACATATATAATAAAAAAGAGGACGCTGAACCAGAACCTGTAGAAGCAATACTACAAATCAAACTTAAAAAGGATAAAAAAGACCAGGTGCTAAAATTAGTCTTCGGTGATAACAATATTGAAATTTTAAATAAATAAGAAATGGACACAAAAATGAAGGGGTTGTTAAACCAAAAATACACAGATATCTTAGATAGAATGCAGGATCCCAGCAATGAAACTATTGCAATATTGGTCCTTGCTGGGGAGATTTCAGAGTTGACAAAAGCTGTCAATATGAAAACAACAATAATAGACGGAGAGCAGATCTCAATAATCCGGAAAAGCATAGACGAGTTATCTCAAACACTGCATGGAGTAGGGCAAATGGTCGATAAACTGCAATAAAAAGAGCCAAAAACGAGACAAAACTCCCTTATAAATACCTCGGTTTCAACCTGTTGAGTTGCAATGTCCCGGGACAGAAATGGGACAACTACGATTAAAAATCGTAGTTTTTAGAAAGATAACTTATTGATAATCAGATATGGACAATCAACAAAACAAGAAAAATAAAATCCTATATCATAATGTTTTGGCAAAAGAATTTAATGAAAAGTGATGTGAGAATGGAATTTATTTGCTAATTTTGCATTGCTTTTAAGACAATAAAACATTAACAATGCAAAGAAACAGAATGAACATATTTTCAATAACAACCACAATTCAGAGCAACAAACGCACTGAATCCGTGTCGAGTGTTCATGTTTCATGCATTGAACCTCGTAGAGCAAATACTTTCCAGCGAACATAACGAGTACATTATTGTACTATGAGAGAAAAGAAACTGAATAGTTGGAGAGTCCTTACCAAGCTTTCCAACTATTTTGTTTGTATGCCCATTTGTGACAGTCGCCTTTGTGATGCTCTTCTGCCATTTCCGTCTGATGGGCTGTTGGTAACCGGATTATTAACGTGCAGTGATGCACACAAATTGCAAAGAAATGAACTATAAATTTGATGGCAGTAAGGTGTTCTTTACATCCGATACCCATTTTTATCATGGGAATATCATTCGTTTCTGCAACAGACCGTTTAAGGATGTGGAAATGATGAATGAGACTATAATCTCCAATTGGAATAATACAGTCGGGCAGGATGATATCGTGTTTCATCTGGGAGATTTCTGTCTTGGCGGTTCAGCCGAATGGACTAAAATCCTTGACAGGTTGAACGGAAAGATATATCTGATTATGGGTAATCACGATTTGAAGAATATACGCCAAGGATACATTGACAGATTTGAACATGTGGCAATGCAGATGCACATAGAAATTGGCAAACAGAGGATATATTTGAATCATTATCCCTTTCTATGCTTTGATGGAGGATATAAAGATGTGTGGCAACTATTCGGACACGTTCACACAAGAAAGAACAACACCGGAATAGATGCTGCCCGGCTTCAGTATCTCTATCCAACGCAATATGATGTGGGAGTAGATAACAACAACTTTACCCCTGTTTCATTTCAACAAGTGAAGAGAATAATTGAAAATCAAGTGGGACAATTTAATAAGAATAAATAATAAGGAAGATTAACAATGAGTGAATATACTACCATTTATTTAAGATGCAAGGAGATACCTTTGTTGAAGTACAAAGAGCATCCTTCGTATGAGGAATATCAAAAGTTATCTAAGGAAGATTTAATGAAAGTTAATCGTGAGATTGATGAATATAACAAACAAGTCACCAAGTCTTTGGGATGTAAATTGTTTTATCTTAGCACTACTCCAAGCCGAGAGTTGACGATACTTCCATGGAGTCCTTCTCCGAGTATACTAACCAAAGGCCTGCTTGATGAGATTCTTTATTTCTACCAAGAAGAGATTGATAATTACAAAAATGCTATTGCTAAAAATAAAGAAGATATAGCCAAGTTGGAAGTCCGTATATCCAAAGCAAATGTCAATTTGTACGGTAGAATCAGCAAGGAGATAGACGAATGCTATGAAAGAATAAATTTTGAAGAAGAAGAACTCGAACACTACCAATACTTGTACAACAAATTTGCTTTCTGTAGCAGTATCATAAACAACGAATCAAATTCAGAGTATTATGAACTGATTTACACAAAAAGTTAATAACATAAATAGATTATGAAGATACAATATATGAGTGACCTGCATTTGGAGTTCAGCGACAACAGCAGGTGGTTGAAGCATAATGAATTGCCTGCGACGGGCGATGTTCTGGTTCTTGCCGGAGATATATTCTATTTGAAAAACAAGGTCGCGCCTTTGGCTAACTTTTGGAAATGGGCATCTGCGAATTATCGTCAGGTGCTCATTGTGCCCGGAAACCATGAGTATTACAATTATTGTGATGTAATGGACAAGGGATTGCAATGGAAATGGCTGTTCAAGAACAATGTAGGATATTATCAGAATCAAGTAGTGCGGATTGATGATACCGACTTTATCATGAGCACTTTGTGGTCTCGAATATCTCCATCTGACGAGTATTTTGTGTGGAAGGGCATGAACGACTTTCGGCAGATAATGTATAATGGCAAATTGCTCCAAACAGAGGAATTCAATCAGATGCACAACTTCTGTTTGGATTTCATCAAGCAAAGTCTGGTGGAAACCACCGCCAAACACATTGTGGTAATAACGCATCATCTTCCCACATTGGAGGTTGTTGCATCTCACCATAAAGGTTCTGTGTTGAATAGTGCATTTGCAACTGAACTGAGTAGGCTTATTGCCGACAGTCGCATTGATGCATGGATTTATGGGCATTCACATACCAACATTGATGCTGAGATAAACGGAACAAAGGTAGTTTGCAATCAGATGGGATATGTTTTTGAGAACGAACATATCGCCAATGGTTTTAATCCGGGCAAGTGCCTTGTCTTGTAA